TACTGCTTCCAAACCGCTGACGTTGATACCTTCTGCGAGGATGGAGTGGTGAAGAACTACGAACTTCTTGTCGTTGTCTTTGCCCCATGCAGATAGCGTGTCAAAGAATACCTCACGGTTCACCTTCTGACCATCAATAACTGCACCAGTCTTGGCAGTAATATACATCCACGAGAATCCACGAGATTCTAGTTCTTGGCAGAAGTCAGTTTCAGACACCAGAGACACGATTTGCTTGGTTGCCTTAGCACAGATCAGAATCTTGCTAACCTGATTGTCATCAATCGTTTCCAGCAAGTTGGCAGCATCACGGTCAAAGTTGGTCTGCTTGCCAGTTACCATCTCCAGTTGCTTGACTACAACTTTGGGGGGCACAATGTAACCACCTTCAACCAACTCAGGAGCAGGAACTTTGCAGATGACCTGACCATACACAGCAGCATCATTCATGCCAGGTTTGCCCACAGCAAGCGAATGTTTCGGAGTTGCAGTGAAGAAGTAGCAACGCTTTGCATTGGCAGCGAAATACTCAGTTGCAGGGAAAAAGTGACGCTGAACAGAGTTATGTGCCTCATCAAAGTAGATCGTATCCACATCAATCTCTGCACGTTGCAGTTGCTGCAAAGAGTTGTAAGTAGTGAAGATCAGTTGATGCTTACCTGCAGCAATACATGCACCAGTGTGAACAACAATGTCAGCAGGTTTGGTAGTGCTAAAGTGGTGAGTTTCACCAGAGTGAACGTGCATCACTTCAGCGTTGGTGATAAACTCCAGAAACTCAGCAGAGAGTTGCTCAGCAAGCAGAATGCGAGGAGCAACAACAACAATGGTCTGCGGAGTTTCAGACTGCAACTGACGCAGAGCATCATAGATCATCTTGAGCGTCTTGCCACCACCAGTAGGTACAATGATTTGACCTTTGTTGTGCTCTGCCATAGCAGCAGTGCCACGTTCTTGATGAGGACGAAGAATAGGAAGTTGCATCATGTTGGTGCTCATACTATAGGGTCACTTTGAAGGTGAGTAACTTTAATTGCTGCTCTCTTGGTATTGCTTCAGTCTTTCAATCGCATCTCTTATTGTAGCACGACTGTACCCAGTTGCATACTCTGGTCTCTTCTCAGTTTCATCGGAAGAATAATCAACTCCAGCACAAACATCATAACCTTGCTGGAGAGAGTTGATGATACCATCCAGTACAAAATCGGGGATTTTAATGTAACTCATTGTTTTCAGTGGTTTGGTATCTAAAGACAAGGATAGCACGCTTAGAGGTCAATCTGAGCGTGCTGGTGAGCAGTTAATCAACCGCCGAACATTTCATCAAACAACCAATCTCCAGAACGCTCCTTTTCGGTCCATTCTTTATCGAAACGTGCCTGAATCATTGCTTGTTCAATTTTCATATCAATCGGAGAAACCGTGCTGTGCCAGGTTCCGTTGCGATCTTGCCAGAGCATCTATTGCGTGTCAGTGGTTATACTACTATGACACTTTAGAGGTGAGTAACTTTAATCGGACTCAACTTCCTGATGCTTGTGCTGCTGCTTTTGCTTTTGCTCTCATTCTAACTGCAACAGCATTGCTCCACTTTCCACCACCTGCTTCATACTCTTTACGCATTTGTGAGAGAATCTCACTAGAAGATTTCTTAGTCTTTTGTGCTGCTGCTGTTTTCTCTTTATTTCTTGCTCTATCTCTCTCTTGGCGTGTCATTCCACCACCACCTTCATGTTCCCACTTTCTGCGTGGTTTTGCTGCTGGTTTAGGTGTAGAAGGTTTTGCCTGAGAGATTGCCTGAGATGCACTCTTTGGTTGTGCTTTACCACCTTCTCTTGCTTTACGCTCAAGGTATGCTTTACGCTGTCTTTCTTTTGCAGTCATTGCAGCACTTCCTTGTGTTCCAGCAGTTCCAGGTTTCAGAGTTGCTGTATCCTTTCCTCTCCCAGGTGCAGGTGCTGAAGAACCACGTTGTTGTCCAACATCCTTGCGTGTTTTGTATGGTCCTACAGGTGCTGTTTTACCACCACCGACTGCTTTAGTTCTTCTCATTTCAGGAGCAGTCTTTTTGCGCTCTCTTCCTACTCTACCACCTTCACCTTGACGGGTGATAGATGCACCACCACCCCATCCAAGTTGCTTGGCAGCATCAGCATCAGATGCTTCGCAAAGAGACATAAACTCCTGAAACGTTCTCATCGGTATCTAAACACTACTTTTTAGTATTTAGTTATCTTCAGCATCTCGCAGTTTGTCTTGGGCAGACTTACTGATCTTGCACACCATGTCGTTGTCATAGAAATACTTAACACGTTCACGGCGAGCAGCAATCAACAGATCATATTCTTCCTGTTGTTGCTTAGTGAACTTGAAATCTTGCTTGCGCCAGGCATCTTTCAGTTCGCGGATGTGAGGCAGAACGTTGACAGTTTCGGTCATTTGTTTGAGAGAAAAGTGAGTGAAAGGTTGAGTGAATCGTTATCTTGCCGCGTTGTTCAGAGCAAAGGATTGAATGCTCTGAACAGCACGATTGCCGAGTTGTGCCATACCATTGAAACCAACAGTTGCTAACACAACACCAGCAACAATACCAATGAGAAAGTTGTTCATAATCACCCCTGAGTAGAGTAGGACAGCATAGAAGAAAGTTTATCGAAAAGCACACTTACATCGGTGCCAACTTGCTCGCTTACTTCATCCCAATCATCATGAAACTGAATGAGATCGAGGAGTGCAGAGATTTCGTTTGAAGTCAACATTTCAGTGATGGCGAAGATAAAAGTGAAGAGCGATAGATGCGAAGGTTAGAATGTCAATAATCATAACTAGCATTCAGGTAGTCATTCATGTTGAAGTCATCACGATCATCATTCCAATAGGCATCATATTCTTCCTCTGACATTTCAAAGACTTTTGCAATCTCCTCACGGTCAGTATCAGAAATGTCGAAGATTTCAGCAGGCATGTCTTGAATTTCGTCCCACATAGTTTGTGTGTCGTTTTTGACTCTTTTAGTATTGCATGGATTCCAGGATTCCACAAGGGGAGTTGTGACACTCCTTCAGGCGGCACACTGGAATCGCCCTGAGTTAAAGTTTGTGCGAGAGAATACCTCCCGATTGATCAACTTGTAGGCACCAAACTTGTTCACGAGGACATAACCCTCAGCATCAATCCGATCCTGACCAAGATAGGCAGCAGGACCATCATTGCGGCAGATGAACAAGCAATCTTCTTTGATAGACTTCACCAACTTCCACAGTCTGACCAGATTGATGTCACAGTTGGCAGCAACTGACAGTGCGAAGTCATCAAGAACAGCACCAACTTTGATGAAGGTGTTGACACACTTCTTGAAATGTTCAGCATCCTTCTTGTTCAGGAACTTGACCATTGTTGCCATTTGTTTAGCAAACTGACACACCTCATGAGCATCAGCAAACGACTCCTGATTGTGCAGGATGTATGCACTGGGTTTGACAAACTTTACAGTGTCAGTATCAACCCAGACGGAACAATCAGGGTATGCTACAGCATCTCGCAGATCATTCTCTGCGATGTAGTAAGTGTGAGGAGCAACAATGATTGCCTGATCTATGGTCTCAGGAAACTGGTAAGTGATCGTATTGGGGCGATACTCAGTACCACCGCCAAACCCAACAAAGTCACCTTGATAGACAAGATTTGTGCGAGGAAGATGATTATAGCAAGCGTGAAGAATAGTCGCAACCTCACCTTGATAGAATTGGTCAATTTCTTCATGGGAATGTGCAATGCGGATCTTTACTTTATTGAAGACTGCTTTTGTGCCAACAAAGAACTCTCCATTGGCAGGATTGCGTCCCCAAACAATAGCAGGAGCACCGTCGATCTTTACACTCAGATCACCAGCAGTGATGAACCAATCAAGAACAGAAAGATCACCAGTCAGAATGGTATCTTCAGGATGTTCTAGGTGTTTGTTTTGCATCGGTTGCTTGCTCATACTACTGAGACACTTTGGAGGTGAGTAACTTTAATCAGGTCAAACTTCTGCCAGTTTAGCAAGACGATTGCGAATGTCAAAAAGTTCCATCTCATCCATATCTGCAGAACCTAGATCCACAGGAGCAAACTCTTCAAGATTAACAGATCCATTGGCATAGACAGGAGCATAATACAACTCATCTCCATCTTCTTGGGAGAGAGCATAGACACAACCGTGATCTTCTACTTTGAGCATCAACATGAGATCAAACCTCCAGGGATTTTTTGATAGTTTCTTCGATGATTTGTACCATTTCTTCTACACTGAAACCATCGACTTTGCAGTGCAGATTGTTGACACCAACTTGAACTTCATTCATCACACCATAACATCCTTGGTGAGCAATGTGCAGAATGCGATGAATCGGATTGCCTGCAACTACACCCTCACCAGATGCAAATGTGACATAAGTTGCATTAGGATTGATAGCGCGAACGATAAAGTTGTTCTTGAACCAACGTTCAATCGCGTTACCTTTTGCACCTTGTTTCTTACTCTCAAATGCTGCAATCAGTTGGTCATTATAGAACCAAACTCCAGCATCGGGAGCACAGGAACCAACACCACCAGGAATCTGAGTTTGATTCAGTTTCTTCTGAAACTTCAGACCAGGATACTGAACTTCAAGCAGCATGAATGCAATCTCAGCAGCATTCTTTGC